GGTTTATGAACATTGCTTACCGTTTTCTGGTAAATATCGGGCACCTGGTACCCCCTATCTTTTCCGCGAAGCGGTGATTGGGTGCATCATCCGTCCCCTTGCCAGACCCTGCCGCTAAGAGGGCCACGCGACACCTAACGGAAACAAGAGGCCGAGTTGCTAATGATTGTTCGTACAGATGTTTCAAAAATAGATTATATTATATTCTAACTAGGTTCCGGTTGGAATAATGGAGTGGAGCAACATCATAATTAACGATTTTAACGGCGAGACGGTAGTCCTTTGCGAATGCAAATGCAGACAAGAGATAACTGAGACTATAGTAGAACACATCAAGAGAGACAGATACACGATAGCATTTACTTGTCTTTGTCTTGAATGTGAGATGTGTTGGATAGAAACATTAGAATTAAATGAAAGAGGTAGGGATATTCAGATAATTTATAGACCGGATGTGGAAGAATGAGTTTAATTTCTGCAACATTAAGTAAAGAAGCAAAAGCGATCTACGATTCTTGGCCTCGAATGTCAAAAGAAAGAAATGACATTTCAAAATCTGCAAGAATATCCAAACTAATTGTTGAGCAAAATATCATTCATCTTCGAATGGATGCAATGAGCAATCAGATTAATCAAAAGAATATTCTCATCAGTAGAGTAATATGGGAATTGAAAAGTAATCCAATACATAAATCACTTTGTACCGACCTTAACGATCTACTTTTAGGAACAATTCATTACCAATATGAATGAAATGGATCTACAATGGATCTACAATTCAATAGCCAGGTGCATCTAGTGTCAAAAACGCTGTACTGCATCGGTTTGAAATCGAGCTATTCTGACTTAACCGTGTTTTCTTGGTTGGTTTTGTGATCTTAATTGCTGATATCTTGAGCAACGCCCTTAACTAATTGCAGGATTGCTTCATTCTCTGAAATCTTCAATGGCTCAAGTATTACTAAGTAGTTATATCTTCGTACATTTGATTGAGTATCATCTGAAGTAATATATGCATTAACATATAATTGTCGATTGATAACATGGTCTGGATCTATAATTGCCTGATTATCAATTAGACCTGTTGGCCCTGCAATGAAATCAGTTGTAGCATTTCTTAAATTGTATCCTTTATGCAACCAACCAATTTGACGATTGTCATTTACACTTACTACAGGTGAGAATGCTGAAGTATCTATTGTATCAGTTGCTAACGATGCAGATAGTAATAATTGACCATCAGAAGTTGTTGATCCAATACTTCTCATATCTTCTGGCCAAATATAGAATGATTTTACCTTCCATGCTCTTGTTAAATCTGCTGCTTCATATGAAAATATCTTATTATTTCCAGAAATCGCATTGTCAGCACAGTCTATACTTCCTCTAAATGATAATACTCTACTCATTTCATTTCTCTCCTTGTCGCTACGTGTGCTTTCTTCATTAGTACAGATATACTTGTTCTAGGGTGTTTTCTCTTCAATGCCTTCAAATGCTTGCCAAATGCCTTCTGATAGCGTGAAACTTTCCTTTTCTTCTTTGGTAGCGGAATGCGATCGCTTCTTCCTGCAATTCCAACTCTCCTTACCGCTGGTGCTCTGCTAGAATCTTGAAATCTACTCAATATCTCAGGTCTGAAATCTGATGGATTCCCGCCCCCCTGAATAAATTCAAGAAATTCATAAAAGAATGGTGGGGTTCCTACCATCAATAATCACCAAATTATTGTTGACTCAGCGCTAATGCCATGGCTGATGCTTGAGTCATTGTTTCAGAAGTACATTCTAAGACTAAACTCACAACGATCGCTTCATTCCATCCAGTAGAAGTGCAACGTCCAGATAGGTACATTTGTTCAACACCGATTAAATAACCATTAGTCCAATGCTGTGGTGCTACGTCAAACGCGTCATTAACATTAGATGGAACACCAGTACCGCTTAATGTACGGTCAGCAAGTAATCTTCCTGACGCAATTACAGATTTATTGTCGCCAGCAATCACCATTGCAGTTTGTGATTGAGTAGTTAACTGGAAATCAACTGCTGCAACTGCTGCTGCTGTCATATCTGGAGTACCTGCTGCTTCATCAGAGTATTGAACTGCGATGTTATGGATCCGAAGAACCGTTTTTCCTAAGGCGTCAACCACGGCACCCAAATCAATTACTTCTTGATTGAATGTACCTGCTTTAGCGAGCGTTATTGATTGTCGTAGGAAGAAACTGTCAGTCTTAGCCATGAATTTCGGGTGTATTTCCGGTTTATGAACATTGCTTACCGTTTTCTGGTAAATATCGGGCACCTGGTACCCCCTATCTTTTCCGCGAAGC